ATTTTCAGATGAAGAAAAAGATGAAAAATTAGAAGGTGTAGCTTTAGCATATCAAGATATTATTACTGAGCACTATGATAATCTAGCTAAAGATTGTTTTAATATTAAACAATTTGATTGGTTTGATAAACCCCATTGGCTTGAGATGAAAACAGAGTGTGTTATTCGTTCTGCTTATTTTAGGGCTACAAGAAGATATGCTCAATGGATTACTAAACAAGAAGGTATTGCTAAAGAAACTTTAGATATTAAAGGTTTAGAGTTTATGAAAGCAAATTTCCCACCTATTTTGGGGGATTTCTTTAATGATATTCTACAACAAGTACTAAAAGGTGAACAACATAAAAGCATTATAGACCAAATTAAAGTATTTAAAAAACAAATATTAGATGGTACTATCCCTTTAGCCAAATTAGGTAATCCTACAGCTGTTAAAAAATTAGAAAAATATAGTGGTAAAAATGCTCGTGCAGGTGAAATGTTTACTGAAATATTAAAAGGTGCACCTGCACCCGTTCGTGCCGCTATCCGTTACAATGATTTACTTAGATTGTGGCAATTAGATAGAAAATATAACCTAATTACGATGGCAGATAAAGTAAAATGGATTTATTTAAAAGATAACCCGTATAAAATAGAAGCATTAGCATTTTTTGATTATGACATTCCTGAAAAAATTCAAGATTTTTTAGATAGATATGCTGATAGACAAAAAGTATTTGATTCAATATTATTAAATAAATTAGAAGGATTCTTTAGTGATTTACAATGGTCATTAGATTTAAATCCTTACACAAATGCATTAAGTTCGTTTGAAATTTAAAATAAAATTCGTATATTACAGTTATGATAAATAAGAGTACACTCACATCGGTTATTTCCAAATATTACTTAAATGGTTTAAATAATCAGGTAAAATGGAGAATTAAAGATAATCAACTTACTATTTACGCAGGTGAATCAGGTAGAGTATGTAAAATAGAACATAGTAATTTTCCACTAGAAGACGCTGAATTAGGTGTATTTGATACACACAAATTAAGTAAGTTAATATCTATTACTAATGGTGATTTAATGGTTTCATTAGAGAAGATTAAAGCAGTTTATACTAAAATACATTTTGCTGATGCTAACTTTGATTTAACTTATTCATTAGCTGATATTCTTATTTTAGGTAAAAATACATACTATGAAGATCCTGATTCTTTTGAAATGGAGCTTGATTTGACTAGAGAAGATATTGACCATTTAATTAAAGCTAAAAGTGCTTTAGCTGATGTAAATAATATGTTAATTACAAGTACTACAGATATGGATGGCACAAATGTTTGTGAATTTATATTTGGTGATAATACTGGATTTTCAAACAAAATTACATACCAAATTCAGGGTAATATATCTAAAAGTGGTATTGAAATTCCTTTTGATTCTGATATATTTAAAGATATTTTAAATTCTAATAAAGATATGGATAGTGGCACACTAAAATTATCAGAACAAGGGATGCTAAAATTAAACTTCTATTCAGAAGAAGTAAATAGTGAATATTTTATAGCTAGGAATGAGTAAGAAACCAGATATGTACGCTGAAAATAAGGCGATAATGCCTTATGGCGATAGTGTGGCTGCTCCTAAAATAGAAGTAGAAGATACTAATGCTTGGGTAGCAAAACAAGCAGTGGATATAAATAATTATCTAGCAACTAAATTTGCTGAATTAAAAGAAGAATATGCTAAGCTTATTGCCTTATATAAATGGAATGAGCTAGTTAATAAAGCTGATTTTAGTTTCATACCCGTTAAAGGTCATATTTATTTTTTATATCAACGAAAAGATGAAAATTTATTTTTATCTCTAATAGAACCTGAATATTGGAATGAACTATTTGTTGGAGCAGTTAAACTAGATTCAGATAATAAATGGGTACAAGTTTAAACTTTAACATATGTATAATAAAACATAATATTGTAGAGCTAGGGCATGCTGTTATGTTTAAATTAAATTAACCGAGAGCTACGGCCTCACAAAACTAAATGATATGAGTACATTATTCAATGAACGTACACCGTTCGACTTACTATTCCGTAACTTTTTTAAAGCAGACGGATCTTTTCAACCAACAACGTTTGACAACAAACAACCTCACCCACTAGATATTTTTTATGACGAAGAAGGGCTTCACTTTGAGATTGCCTGCACTGGTCTAACTAAAAAAGACATTCAACTAGAAATAGATGGAGATCTTTTAAAAATCATCTATGATAAACCCAAAGAAGAAGAAGATTACTCTGGTTACATCTATAAAGGATTAGCTAAACGATCTTTTAACTTAGGTTATAAAGTAGCAGCTAAATTTGAACTTGAAAGTTTAACAGCTGAAATGAAGGATGGCTTACTTCATATTTTTATTCCAATTGCCGAATCTAAAAAGCCAAAAACAATTAAAATTAAGTAATAAGTTTTATTAAAAAAGCGTGTCCTAGCGCAATATTATTCGTATATTCACGTCTAAATAAATAAGTTATATATGGCTAGAAAAGCAAAATCACTCACAACAATCTCCGATCCTTTAATGGAACCCTATTTTATCACAAAAGATGAAATGTGTTTTACAGTTAACGAAAGAATAACTCCTAATAAAGACCATTTCAGATCAAAGGGGAACGGGACTGAGTATTCAAAACCTCAAGGATTTTATCCTGAATTTCAACAGGCACTTATTAAAGTTGCTAAGGAAAAATTACACACTCGAAAGGACTATGAATCTCTTTCTGAGTTTTTAAATGAATTTAAATTAATAGAAACCAATATTAAAAATTATACAGATGGCCTTAGAAGCACTATTTGATGCGGTTATAGTTAAACCGATTGAAATTGAAGAAACTACTTATGGGAATATTATTGTTCCTGATGTAGGAAAAGAAAAAAATGAAACAGGAGAAGTTATAGCTGTAGGACCAGGAAAACCAACAATTAGTGGAACATTTATTCCTACACAACTAAAAATAGGAGATAAAGTAGTTCTACCAACAATGGGTTTTACTAAACTACCCTATGATGGGGAAGAGTATTATGTGGGTCCTGAAAACCAAATCCTCGCTAAAATTACTGAAACTATTGATGTTACAGAAATATTAGAAGAAACTAAAGAATCATTAACCGAAGAAGAAATTAAAGATTTATCGCATGAGTAAACAAGTTATTTTAGGTTCTGAAGCAAGAACTAATTTAGTAAAAGGAATTGATACATTAGCTAATGCAGTAGTATCAACATTAGGACCAAATGGTCGAAATGTAGTAATAGCAAATGAACAAGGTGCACCACAATCAACAAAAGATGGTGTTACTGTTGCTAAATCAATTACATTAAAAGACCCCAATCAAGAATTAGGGGTACAGTTAGTAAAACAAGCTGCAATTAAAACAGCTGAAAAAGCAGGAGATGGGACAACTACTTCTACTTTACTAGCTAGAGAAATGATTAAAGCAGGATTAACCGCTTTAAATAATAATGAAAATGCAGTCCAAATTAAAAGAGATATTGATATTACTGTTAAAGAAGTAATAAATAATCTTAAAAATAAAATTTCAGAAGACATTTCAGGTGAAGAACAATTAGAACAAATTGCAACAATTTCTGCTAATAATGATCCTGAAACTGGGAAGTTAATTGCTACCGCAATTGAAAAAGTTGGAATGGAAGGGGTTGTTCATATTGAGGAGTCTAAAACAGGTGAAACGTATTTAGAAACTGTTGAAGGGTTACAGTTTGATAGAGGATATAAATCACCTTATTTTGTTACTAATAATAACACAATGACTTCTACATTAGAAAACCCCTTAATTCTAATCGCTGACCAGAAATTAACTCAAGTAAAAGAGTTATTACCTATTCTAGAAAGTGTATCTACTCAAGCCAGGTCACTTTTAATTATTGCTGAAGATATTGATAATGAAGCTTTAGCTACTCTTATTGTTAATAAAATGAGAGGTACAATGAAAGTATGTGCTGTAAAGGCACCTGATTTTGGAGATAGACGTAAATTGGTTCTAGAAGATATTGCCATCACAACTGGAGGTGTAGTTTTTGATAAACAAAAAGGAATGAAACTAGATAAATTTAGTTGGGATTGGTTTGGTGAAGCTCGAACAATAACAATAGGAAAAGAACAAACAACAATTGTAGATGGAAAAGGAGGAATTGAACCAATTGAAGCACGTATTGAAGAGTTACAACAACAAGTCAGTAAAGCAACAACGGCGTTCGAAACAGAAAAACTTCAAGAAAGACTCGCGAAATTCACAGGAGGAGTAGCGATTATTCATGTAGGTGGAAACACTGAAACAGAAATGAAAGAGAAAAAAGATAGGGTTGATGATGCATTACACGCAACCAAAGCTGCTATCGAAGAAGGAATAGTACCCGGAGGAGGAACAGCATTATTATATGCATCCTCAGGTCTAGAAGCTAAATCAACAGGAGCCCAAATTGTAGTAGCTGCTTGTGCTAAACCATTTAGCCAAATTTTAGTAAATGCTGGTTGGGATGAAGTTGATGGTAGAATTATGGCTGATAATTTAGTTAATTCTGGTAATGATACTTGGACAGGGTTTAATATTAAAACTGCTAAAAAAGTTAATATGAAAAAAGCTGGTATTATTGATCCAACTAAAGTAGCTAGAACAGCACTACAAAATGCAGCATCAGTTGCGGGCACAGTATTACTTACAGAATGTACAGTAGTAAATGAACCAAGTGAAGATAACAATCAATCTCAAATGGATCCATCCATGATGGGGATGATGTAATAATTAATAATTAATAAATAAAAAAGTAAAAAAATGACAAAAAATGAAATCTTTGAGATTATTGAAGAAAACTTTAATATCTTAGCAGCAGAGCATGTAGGAACTACAAAAGCAAGTCAAGCACGAGCTAGAAAAGCAGCACAAGCTATTAAACGTGTAATCACAGATTATAAGAAAGCATCTGTGGCTGAGTCTAAATAGTTTCATATATTACCACAATGAAGACAGAATTAATTGAAGGTAAAATATTAATTGCTAATAGAAAGCCACCTGGTGACAGGTGGCAATTAGCAGATGAACCAGAAGGTAGAATTTATAAAAGTATAACAGATACCTTAGAAGCATATATGCATAAAACAGGATTTAAAGGTCATTATAGATTAGAACCTCTAAACAGTAAATTGTATATTATAGAACAACAAGAAATAGAAATCAAACCAGAACCAATTAAAACATATAATATATATGGGGAGTTCTCACAAGACGCATAGTTTATTAGTCGAACGTTATAGGCCTACTAAATTAGAAAATTATGTTGGTAATGAAAATATCAAAAAGTCTATATCTAAATATTTAGAACAGAATGATATTCAAAATCTAATATTTTATGGACCCGCTGGTACAGGAAAAACTACTTTGGCAAAACTTTGTGTTCAAAATCTTGATTGCGATTATCTTTATATCAATGCCTCTGATGAAAGAGGTATTGAAACAATTAGAGATAAAGTACAAAGTTTTGCGAGCGTGGCTTCATTTAAACCACTTAAAGTGGTTATTTTGGATGAAGCTGATTTTCTTACTATTCAGGCGCAGGCTTCACTCCGTAATATTATCGAAACTTTCTCACGTACAACGCGTTTTATTTTAACGTGTAATTATGTAGAACGTATTATTGATCCTTTACAGTCAAGATGTCATGTACTTAAAATTGTTCCTCCCACTAAAATAGATGTGGCAAAACATTTAGCTTGGATTTTAAATCAAGAAGATATAGGTTATAATCCTGAGGATATAAAGCTAGTAGTTAATCAATATTATCCTGATTTACGTAAATGTATTAATACTTTACAATTAGCTAATGCTAAAGTAGAAGATGAATTGCATCCTACAAATTATATGAATGTAATTCGTTTAGATAAATCAACTTTAGTATCATCTAATTATATAGATAAAGTTATTACTGAATTAAAAGGTAAAGCTGATTTTAAAACGATTCGTCAAATTATAGCTGATGCTAATGTAGATGATTTTGATGAGTTATTTAAAGCATTATACGAACGTGCATCTGAATACTTACCAGGTAAAGAGGGCACAGCATCTATTTTAATAAATGAACATCAATATAAAGCTAATTTCCGAATCGATAAGGAAATAAATACAATGTCGTTAATCCAAAACTTAATAAATAATAAATAATTATGCAACAACAACAAAAAACCCCTCAAATTGATTTAAAAAATACTACTGAGGTAAAAAACTTTAACGGGGGATCAATTTTTCAACAAGGGGTTATTTTACGTAAAGTATCTCGTTTTGTAGCAGGAACAGATGAAGATGCACTTATGCCTATACCAGTATTTTATGATCCTGAAACTAATAAAATTTTAACAGATTCAGTCCCAAAAGATTTAAGGGAAGAAATGAAAGATGAGCTTTGTTAAATGAAGAATATCTTTGATTGGTTAAAATGTATTAATACTACTAAACCTCCTGTCGAGTCATTTTCTGATAAAGATTGGGAGGTTTGGAATAGTTATATGATCCACAGATTCATCTCAATGAATCCAGATTATTTAGAGATAGTAAATTATGTACAAGATTTTCCACCACAAGAAAAGAGAATGATATATTCTATTTACAAAGAATTTATCCCTAAAAATAATAAATGGAATAAGTACATTAAATCTAAGGTAAAACAACCAAACAAAGATTTAGTAGACCACATCAAAGATTATTTTGAATGTTCAAGTAAAGAAGCAAAAGAATATATAAATATATTGGCTACCCCAGAAATAAATCGTATATTAGCGAATAGAGGATTAGATAAAAAGGAAATAAAACCATTATTAAAATGACAAAAGAATTATACACTATGCTAAAAACATCTGCAGAAGCAGATAAAGCAAAAGCGTTACTATCACTTGAATTATTAGGTAATAAAGCAGTTGGTATTGGAGATCACTCAACAGAAGATTTTTATAAGAATGCTGAAGAAGCACTTATTATGTTAGTTGACGCCGATGATAGATTAGGAGCATTACATAAGTATTTCGACATTACAAGACAATTAAATGGGTGATACGATAACTAAATACCACGAAATGATGAGTGATAGAGAAATTATGGATGCCAAAAGAGGTGTATCATCAAAATTAGGTGTACAAGTATTCGAAAAAGAGTACCCTGAATTATCTAAGGAATTTAAAAAAATCCAAAAAGAAATGTATGAAATGTTTGCTCGTAAGCATATGGACTACGGTTTAAATAACATTGCTTTAGGTGGAGATATCGTTAATAACAGCGATGATAAGAAATTCTCATTAACTGGGTTGTGTATTAGATTAACCGACAAAATATCACGTTTAAAAAATTTATTAATTAATGGTAGATCATTTGTTGAAGGTGAAGGTATGCAAGATACATTTATTGATATTGCCAATTATGGAATAATCGGTCTTTTAGTAGGTCGGGATAAATGGAAAAAATAGTTTGGCTAAAAAAATCCCAAAGATTATAAAGGAGATTAGAAATAACCCTCCAACACCCATTAATTATGCATATCAAAAGAATATATCATATTCTCAGATGTCTATATTTAGAGGGTGTCCTCATAGATGGAAATTACAGTATAAGGATAAAATTAAACGTTTTACTTCTTCAATTCATACTGTATTTGGAACAGCCATTCATGAAGTTATGCAGCATTATTTAGATGTAGCATACGACCAATCATTTTCAGTTGCTGATAGGGAGATTAATATGGAAGAATTCTTCCAAGAAAAATTTATAGGTGAATACCAAAACCAATATAAAAAAAATAATAACCAACATTTCTCTTCGGCTGAAGAAATGAGAGAATTTTTTGAGGATGGAATTGGTATATTAAATTGGTTTAAGAAAAAAAGATCTAGATACTTCCAAAAACGAGGCTGGCACTTAGTTGGCTGCGAAATACCATTAGTAATAGCACCAAATAAAATGTATAACAACATATTATACGCGGGCTTCTTAGATGTTGTAATGTACCATGAACCAACAGAGACATTTAAGATAATCGATATTAAAACTAGTACTCGGGGATGGAGGGAACAAGATAAGAAAAATGAAGATAAACAATATCAACTACTTCTATACAAACAATACTTTAGTGAACAATATGGAATCCCATTAAGTAATATTGATATTGAGTTTTTTATTGTTAAAAGAAAAGTAATGGATTGGGATGATGAAAAAATAATGTCACCCCATCAAGCATATAGAGTACAACAATTTAGCCCACCAAGTGGAAAAATAAAATTAGGACGAGCTAAGAAAGCTATAAATAGTTTTATAAACGAATGTTTTAACTCTAATGGAGATATTAAGGAATTAGAATACCCAAAGTCTGTTTCAAAATGGAATTGTATGTTCTGTCCTTATAAAGAAGATAAAGAAAATTGTGGGGAAGGTATAATCTACTAGAATCCCCATATATGTATATAAAATTAAATGTTACTAAAATAAAGATTATGAGCGCAAAAAAAGATATGACACTTACTAGTGTAAAAATCAAAAGCGATTTATTCGAGAACTTTAAAATTGAATGCGTCAAAAGAAAGTTCAGTTTCCAAAAACTGGCCGATCGAGCTATTTATTTGTATCTTACAGATGAAGAATTTCGTAAAGCAGTTACCAATCAAACTAATCTCGAACTATAAATTGTAAATTAAATGAATAAAAGTTTTAAATATCTTCCTAAAGATCAAAGGAAGAAAATACTCCTAATATGTGATGATATTAGAGTACACTCTGGAGTTGCTACAGTGGCAAAAGAAATTGTACTGCATACATCACACCACTTTAATTGGGTACAAATGGCAGGGGCAATTAAACACCCTGATGTTGGGAAAAGATTAGATTTATCTGAAAGTATTAATAAAGAGACAAATACATTAGACAGTTCAGTTACATTATATCCCATTAATGGTTATGGGGATCAAAATTTAATAAGACAGGTAATAGAAATTGAAAATCCTGATGCTATATTATTAATAACGGATCCTAGATATTTTATTCATATTTTTAATATGGAAGTTGAATTAAGGAAAAAAATTCCTATTTCTTATTTAAATATATGGGATGATTACCCTGCCCCAATGTATAATAAACCTTATTATAAAGCGTGTGATCTATTGATGGGCATTTCTAAACAAACAGTAAATATTAATAATATAGTATTAGGAGAAGATGCTAAAAATAAAGTAATTAGGTATGTACCTCATGGGTTAAACCATAATATTTATAAACCTTTAGATAAAAATGATGAGGGATTATTAAAGTTTAAAAAAGACTTTTTTAATAATAATATACCTGAATTTATAGTATTTTTCAATTCAAGGAATATTAGACGTAAACAAATTCCTGATACAATGTTAGCTTTTAGGGCATTTTTAGATTCACTTCCTGAAGAAAAAGCTAATAAATGTAAATTAATAATGCATACTGAAGCAGTTACTGATGCTGGTACTGATTTATATAAAGTAAAAGAATACTTTTTTGATGAAAAATACCCAAATGTTATTAAATTTTCCCATAATAAATTAGAATTACACCAACTAAATTATTTATATAATATAGCAGATGTTCAAATTCTTATTACTTCAAATGAAGGGTGGGGGCTTACTATTACTGAAGCAATTTTAGCAGGTACTCCTATTATTGCTAATGTTACTGGTGGGATGCAAGATCAAATGCGTTTTATAGATGAAAATGGAAAATGGTTTACCCCATCTCCAGAAATTCCTTCTAACCATAGGGGTACTTATAAAGAACATGGTGAATGGGCATTTCCAGTTTACCCCACTTCAAGATCAATTCAAGGGTCACCCCCAACACCTTATATATTTGATGATAGATGTAAATGGGAAGATGTAACTAAAAGATTAATTGAGGTTTATAATTTATCTCCTGAAGAGAGACAAACTCGTGGGTTAAAGGGAAGAGAATGGGCTTTAAGTAATGAAGCAGGTTTTACAGCAGAATATCAAGCTGTTAGAGTAATGGAAGCATTTGATACTTTATTTAAAACTTGGAAACCCAGAGAAAAATATAATATCATCAATGCTACAGAATATAAAGGAAATTTTTTAAAACATAAAATATATTATTAATGAGTAAACCAGTTTTTGTAATCAGTTGCCCATTTGATACCTACTCGGGGTATGGGGGGAGATCAAGAGATTTAGTTAAAGCTATTATTGAATTAGATAAATATGATGTTAAATTAGTATCTCAAAAATGGGGGGGTACTTCATGGGGATTTTGTAAAGACCACCCAGAATGGGGATTTTTATACAATCATCAAATAAAACAACTTACTCAACGACCTGATATTTGGATGCAAATAACAATCCCTAATGAATTCCAACCCCAAGGAAAATATAATATTGGTTGTACAGCAGGAATTGAGGCTACAGTATGTAAACCTGAATGGATAGAAGGATTAAATAGAATGGATGTTAACTGGGTTTCTTCTACTTTTGCTAAAGGGATGTTTGAATCTATTAGTTTTCAAAAACAAGATAAAAAAACTAACCAAGTTATTGGGGAAATAAAAGTAGAAAAACCTATTGAAGTAATATTTGAAGGAATTAATTTAGATGTTTATAAACATTTATCCCCTAATAAAATTAAAACTGTAGATTTAAAAGGTATTAAAGAATCTTTTTGTTTTTTAAGTGTAGGACATTGGATGCAAGGAGATTATGGACATGATAGAAAAAATTTAGGGGTATTAGTAAGAACTTTTTATGAAACTTTTAAAGGATATAAATCATCAAAACCAGCTTTAATATTAAAAGCTTCTAAAGGGGTAGCTTCATATATAAGTGAACAAGAAATTTTAAACCAAATTAAACAAATTAAAGGGACGATTAATTCTAGAAATTTACCAAATATTTACTTATTAAGTGGAGAATTTACTGATGAAGAAATGAATGAATTGTATTACCACCCTAAAGTAAAAACAATGGTATCTTTTACTAAAGGTGAAGGATATGGCAGACCTCTACTAGAATTCAGCTTAACAGGCAAACCCGTTATAGCATCAGGGTGGTCAGGCCATCTAGATTTCTTAAAACCCAGTATGAGTACTTTATTAAATGGGGAATTAGAAAATGTTCACCCAAGTGCTGCTAATAATTGGTTAATTCAAGAGGCTCAATGGTTCAAAGTAGATATTACATCCGCTCATCGTCATTTAAAAGACTGTTACAAAAAATATAAACAATACCAAAATAAAAGTAAACTGCAGAAAAAATTTAGTAAAGATAATTTCAATTGGGATAAAATGAAAGAGTTAATAAATAACAGCCTAACTACTAATCTTCCTAAATTTCCAAAACAAGTAGAACTTACATTACCTAAATTAAATTTACCTAAATTATAACATATTTTACAAATAAAAAATGTACCAATACTCAGAAAAATATAAATTCACACAAACTTGGTTTGATCCCTTTATCTCCCCTTGGACTAAATTGTTGACAATCCATTTAAAATCCTATCAAATTAATTCAGTCTTGGAAATAGGATGTTTTGAGGGTAGGTCAACAGTTTTTTTAGCAGATAATTTTTTACAAAAAAATACAAATTATGACATCGTAGATACTTTTAAGGGTTCCGCTAGTGAACCTGGAATGAAGAAGGCAACTGAGAAATTAAAAGAAAAAGATTTTATTTATGAAAATTTTCTCCATAATATTTCTTTTTTTCCCCAAATTAATTTTAATATTAATAGAGGAATTTCACAAGAAATTTTACCTAATCTTTCTCAACAAAATAAAAAATATGATTTTATTTATATAGATGCCTCCCATAGATCAGATGATACATTTGTAGATGCTTATTACGCTAATAAAATGTTGAATCCTGGGGGGTTAATTATATTTGATGATTTTAGATGGAAAGATCCGACAAACTCTCATCCTATTGTTTCTCCTGAGGTAGGGATTAATGTGTTTTTTCATTTATATAATACTGAGTATAAAATAATAATGAAAGGCTATCAAATAGCAGCTATAAAAATAAAATAATATGAACTTTGATGAATTAACAGAATGTACCCGTTGTGGTTCCGATGCTTGTTACAAACAAGAAGTAACTAAAGATATTTCAATTGAGATGTGTTATGGGTGTGGTTTTCAATCCAACTCCTTAATGAAAAGTGGATCAGAATTTTTTAACGAACAATTAGAATTACTCCCCGAATTATATAAGGTATTAATGGATGAAGAAGAAGAAACTGGTAAAGTTTGGATGCCTTCTACTATTAATCTAAAAGAAAAAGGAATGGTATTTGCCGAAGGTACATCTAGAAGTAATTGGAAATGGGCAGGAGTTAAAGCTATTCCTGATGAAGAAAAAGAGTATAAAACTGATATGACTACAAAAAAACATTTTGAAGAACGTGATTTTATGGAGGCTTTATCGTATATTGAAGTATTACCATGAGGCTAGGAGATCTAACAGAAAAATTAATATCTATAATTACCTTAGGACAAGGTAAAAAAATTGCTACTTACATAGCTAAACTAAGAGGGAAAGAAGATTGTGGGTGTAATAAAAGAAAAACAATACTAAATAACCTAAATACTAAATCCATGTCAGTACCTGAAACATCCTTTGCCTTAGATTGGGATAAAAAATGGCAAGAAATAAGAAGCCAAGTATCATGTGCTTGTAAATTTGATTATGCTATTTTATTAGTTAAAGATAAAATGGGAGGAGTTCTTTATGAAGAAAAATTATCTGCTGCCCCCTATATGAATGGTCAAGCAAGAAATAAAACGGTATCACTTCCTACTTTTTTTACCCCTCATTCTTATAGTTTAAAATTCCATAAAAAGGAAGAAAACGAGTTTATAAACCCCATAGAGATAGAATTATAGTGAAAATAAGTTATGCAATAACAGTTTGTAACGAAAAAAAAGAAGTTAAACAGTTAGTTGATTTTCTTTTACATTACAAACGTCAACAAGATGAAATAGTTGTTCTTTATGATCAAAAGAATGGTGATGAAGAAGTGATTAATATGCTTACTAAATTAAACAAACTTCCTAACTTCCAAGTATGGAGAGGATTCTTTGAAGGACATTTTGCTGATTGGAAGAATAAATTAACAGAATATTGCTCCGGTGATTATATTTTTCAGATAGATGCAGATGAAATTCCTAATCAAGCCTTACTAGAAAATTTACCCCTTATATTAGAACAAAACCCAGATAACGAAGTTTATTTAGTCCCTAGAATTAATACAGTAGAAGGACTAACCCAAGAACATATCAACAAATGGAGGTGGAATATTGATGATGAAGGAAGAGTCAACTGGCCTGATTATCAATGGAGAATCTGGAAAAATAAACCAGAAATCAAATGGGTTAATAAGGTACATGAAAGATTAGAAGGTTTTGAATCATATACTCTACTACCAGCCTTACATGACTTAGCTCTACAGCACCCCAAAACAATAGAGAGACAAGAAAAACAAAACTCATATTATGACACATTATAAAGTAGGAATTATAGGGAATGGTTTTGTAGGGGAATCACAATCGTTTGCTTTTTCTCCAACAAATGAGATTAGAATCTATGATGTAGACCCTTTAAAAAGTACCCATACTCTTAATGAAATTAATGAATGTGATTTTATATTTGTGTGTGTGCCCACTCCTATGGGTAAAGATGGTTCACAAGATATATCATTTATAGATGAAGTATTTGAAAAAGCTATAGAATACCCTATCTATATTATTAAATCTACAATACTACCTGGTACTACAAAAAAACTTTCTAAGAAATACCCCCACCTTAATATAGTCTTTAGTCCCGAATTTTTAACTGAAAGAACTGCTAAGCTAGATATGCTAACCCAAGCAAGGATTATTTTTGGGGGTAAAAAAGAAGATACAAAAAAGGTAAGAAAGTTATATGAAAATAGGTTTATGAATCGTCATATAATTGAAACCGATTCAACTACAGCTGAATTAATTAAATATATGAATAATACTTTTTTTGCAACCAAAGTTAGTATTATAAACGAATTTAAGCTACTATCAGACAAATTAGGAACCAATTGGAAAGATGCATTGTATGGATTTGCTTCAGACCAACGTGTAAGTGATAGTCATTTACATGTACCTGGTCCGGATGGTAAATTAGGGTACGGTGGTACTTGCTTCCCTAAAGATGTTAATGCCCTAATTATATTAGCTAAAGAACTAAACACACCTCTTAATACAATAGAAGGGGGGTGGAAGACAAATTTAATAGTAAGGCCTGAAAAAGAATGGGAATTAGATAAGGGTAGAGCAGTAAGCGAATAAAAAATAGAAAAAATATGATTAAAGGAGAAAAAATCTTCATTACAGGGGGTGCAGGATATTTAGGAAAAAATTTAGTTGAAAGGTTATATAAGGATAATGAAATAACTATTTTTTCTAGAGATGAGGCTAAACATTATTTTCTTAAAAAGAAGTTTCCAAATATTAAGTGTATTATTGGAGATGTCCGTAATTACCCCCTTTTAAAAAAGTCTTCAATTGGTCATTCTATAGGTATATTTGCTGCTTCTATTAAACATATTCAAACTGTAGATCAAAATGTTCAAGAAGGATTAGAAATTATTATTAATGGAGCGATTAATTCAAGAAAAGCAGCAGAGGAAAATAATATGAAAGCTGCTTGTTTTATATCTACTGATAAATCTAGAGCAGCTACTACTTTATATGGTTCAATGAAATTTGTAGCAGGAGAATCATTTATTGTTAATTCTGAAGATTCTTCCGTAAATTTATCAACAGCGATTTATGGAAATGTTCTTAATTCAACCGGAAGCATTATTCCCCTTATTTGGGATTCAATAAATAACAACTATCCTCTTACACTGTATTCAGATAAAATGAGTAGATTTATGATTACAATTGATGAAGCTATAAAACTAATAGAACATAGTCTTGAAGTTAATGGGTATAATATTATTCCAAATATTAAATCATTTTTAGTAAAAGATTTATTTGAAATATATTTTGAAAAATTCGGATTAAAATATAATTTAGGAGTCCCTCGGGTTTCAGAAAAACTCCATGAAATGATGATTTCACCTGAAGAAGTTCCAAGAACTTATTTTGATAAAAATAAAAATATATACCTTATGCATTATTCAAAACTAGCAGATAACCCTATTAAAAACGAATATGTGAGTGATAATTCATTAATAACTAAAAAAGAACTTGAAATAATATTAAAACAATATAACTATTTTACACCATGACCATAGCAATTACAGGAGAAAAGGGTTTTTTAGGGTATCATTTAACCCAATATTACAAATGGATAAAAAAATATCAAATAATAAGTTTAGGTAAAAATTATTTAGATAATATAGGTTTATTGAGTAAATGTGATTTACTTATTCATTGTGCTGGGGTTAATAGAGGAGATTCAGTGTATGAAGGTAACATTAAATTAGCTTCGGATTTAGTTGAGGCATTAAAAAACAATAATATTAAAATAAATATTAAATTTACTTCATCAACCCAAGTTAATAAAAATAATGAATATGGGAATTCTAAATTAGAGGCAGAAAAAATACTATTTGATTATTGTACCAAAAGTAATACCCAATTAAATACATTTTATATTCCTAATTTATTTGGTCCTTTTGGGAAACCTAATTATAATTCTTTTATTTCTACTTTTTGTTATAACCTAAACAATAATATAGAATGCAAACATAATACTAATTTAGTAGAATTATGCCATGTATATGATGCAATAAAAGCTATTGATTTGGATATTCCTTTTATTACTAATGATATAACTGTTGAAGATGTTTATTTAAAACTACAATCTTTTCAAGAAGACTATTCCCAAGGGATCATCCCCAACCTAACCTCTAAATTTGATCTTGATTTATTTAATACTTTTAGAAGTTATAGTAATAATCTTTTTAAATTTAAAAGACATTCAGATGATAGAGGACATTTAGTTGAACTTGTAAAAGGCAAAGGTAGTCAAACTCAAGTATTTTTTTCTACAACCAAACCAAATATAACAAGAGGTGACCATTTTCATTTTGGTAAAGTAGAAAGATTTTGTGTATTATATGGAAAAGCTTTAATTAAAACCAGAAAAATAGATTCAGAAGAAATAAATGAATATATTATTTCTGGGGATGATAATAAAGTAATTGATATGCCTGTTTTATTTACCCATAATATTACTAATGTTGGAAATGAAGATTTAATCTGTGTATTTTGGGTCAATGAAGTATTTAATGTAGATAACCCTGATACCTATTATATAAAAGTATAATTATGATTACTAATTCTTTTAGAGGGGATATAGAATTTATCCATACTAAATTAAAAAATAAAGAAAAGTTTGCGTTTAGTAAATATGCTGATGGTGAATTTCGTATCTTAGCCAACCAACATATTAATCTATTAGCCAAAGCCAATGGAGAATTTAAATACGATCCTAATGATATCAGTGATTCACTTTATAGACAAGAATTAGTCCATTCATTCCAATACCAACATCAAAATTATTATGTAGGGATAGGATGTAAGTGTTGTATGGGTGATACTTCTTTTAACTGGATGAAAGACAACAGTGGTCAACCCCCCCTGAATTTAACTTGGGCTAATATATTTGTAAACGGAAATTATAAATATTATCAAAAAAATATAATTCCCCTTTATAGTAATTATGAAGTAGTAATGGTGGTAAATCATAAAGCAAAACTAGATAGTTTACCATTTAATGTTATTAAAGACTTTAGAGTAGGTACAAATGCCTATAAAGAAGATTATAATTTGTTTAAAGAAATAAATTATTGGGTGAATGAAAATAACATAAAAAATAAGTTATTTTTATTTTGTGCTGGACCTTATGGTAATATTTTGACTTGGAAGCTCCATCAAAATTCCCAAAATAATACTTATATAGATGTGGGTTCAACTTTAGACCCATATTTAGAGTTAGGTAAAACACGTGGTTATCTTAAAGGAGCTGATACATTAAGTAAAATGTGTATTTGGTAAAATTAAAAAATGAAAGAAATGAATATTACTGGAATTGTAGGTACTTGTGATTCTTATTTGGATCTAGTTCCTAATTATATAAAATTATTTACTAAATATAGCAGTTTAAATCCATTTCTTATTATAGGAGAAACCCAAACCCTGGAGTCCATAGAAGTTTTTACACCTGGTAAAAAACCCTGGGGAGAAAGGTTATTAAATGGATTAGAACATATCAATACTAAATATATATTATTTACTTTAGAGGATTATTATCTTCAAACTCCCATAGACTCCTATATTAAACATAGTATAGATATTATGGAAAATAATGATCTAGATAAAATTAGTTTTATATCTAATAGCCATTTTAGAAATTATAAATTAAATCCTACTAATATTGATAATTTTTATTTAATGGATTCTGATTGTAGCTGGTTAGCTACTTTACAAATGGGGATATGGAAAACCCAAATATTTAAAGATACTTTAAAACCTTCTTATAGTCCATGGGATTTTGAGTTTAAAGGTAGAAATTATTTGATGGATAAAAAATGTGGAGTTTTAGATCCCAATTGTGAATTAGTATTTAATTTTGCCAGAAGGGGCAAAACCCTATCTCAAGGATGGGAAGAATTTCTTAATAGTGAAAATTTAACATATAAACCATGATACTATTTTGTTTTGGAACCCGGCCTGAATGGTTAAAAATAAAACCCATAATTAAACTTCTAGATAAATCCCAATATAAACTTTTATTCACGGGACAACATACGGATTTACTTAAGGATATAAAAGTAGATTACAAAATTACTATTCCCCCACATGAAAATAGACTAGATGCTATAATTAGTGCCTGTATATTACAATTTCCTGAAGGGGAATTTGGTAGTGTATTAGTACAAGGTGATACTGCTTCTGCCTTTGCTTGTGGTTTAGCAGCTTTTAATAGACAATTAAAAATTTATTATTTAGAAGCCGGATTACGTAGTTATGATATGCAGCACCCCTACCCAGAAGAGGCATATAGGCAAATGATTGCTCGTATTGCAGATATTAACTTTTGCCCTACAGAATTATCAGCTAAAAATTTAAAGAATGAATTAGTACATGGTAAAATTCATGTTGTAGGGAATAGTGTATTAGATAATTTATTATCCTATAAAGATAAATGTGAATATACTAATAAAGTATTAGTTACTTTACATAGAAGAGAAAACCACCATTGGATGGGTAAGTGGTTTACTCAAATAAACCAATTAGCAATTAATAACCCAGATTTAGAATTTATTTTACCTTTACACCCTAACCCAAAAGTTCAAAAACATAAACATCTATTAACTAATATTAAGGTTGTTAAACCCTTAACCCATTCTGAATTATTGGGTATTTTAGTAAAATCTAAATTTGTGATTAGTGATAGTGGTGGATTACAAGAAGAAGGGACATTTTTTAATAAAAAGGTAATTGTGTGTAGAAAAACAACAGAACGACCAGAAGCAATCCCTACAGGACATTTATATTTATGTAAATCCCCTGAAGATTTATATAGCTTATTTGGAGAAATAAATCAAAATTACTATATTAATAACAAATGTCCTTATGGAGAGGGAGATACTAGTAAAAAAATAAAAAATATTATATGCATATAAAAAATTATAATTTAGGCAACTATATAGTACCTGATAACACAAAAGGTGGAATAATAATAATATTTAATTGATATATAATTTATTAATATGATTACAGTAATACTTAATAGCTATAAAAGAGCTACATACCTAACAGAACAAATTCAGGCAATAGAAAATCAAACGGTTAAACCTAAGGACATAATGGTTTGGTCTAATAGACCTGAGGAAGGTAAACAGTATAATTTAGATGATTTGGGGGTAAAGGCAGCTTATGCTAATCATAACTTTAAATTTCATGCCCGATTTGCTTTTGGTCTTTTAGCTAAAACTGAATATGTAGCTTTTTTTGATGATGATACCATCCCAGGTCCTAAATGGTTTGAAAATTGTATGAATTATTTAAAAAATGACAATTTAATTTTAGGGAGCACAGGAGTATTATTTAAAAGAGATGAGTATGATGGAGCCACAAAAATAGGATGGAATGGTATTCATAATTCTAAATTAGAGTATGTAGATTTAGTGGGACATGCTTGGTTTATGAGAAGAAACACATTAAAATACCTTTGGGAAAATTATCCTTTATCTTGGGATAATGGAGAAGACATCCAACTATCAGGATGGGCTTATCAATATGGAGGGATAAAAACTGCAGTTCCCCCTCACCCTAAGGATGATGTAAGTCTTTGGGGTAGTACAAAAGGGTGGGAGTATGGGAATGATAAGAATTCTTCTTGGAGAAAAAACAACCATTTTCCCCTTAGAAACCAAATAGTAAGGGATATTATAGACCAAGGTTATATTAGAGTTGAAAAAAGATAAATGAAATTAGTAGTATACACTGCATTATTTGCTGATCCTGAGTTACCATTAGAAGAGGTAGGTAGATTTTTTCCATTTAAACATGAAAAAAATGATGTAAAATATATAGCATTTACAAACAGAAAGGATTTAAAATCAGATTATTGGGAAGTGCGCCATTTAGATAAATGGGATAATTATTCTTATAGAATGATGTCTCGATTTTTAAAATGGAATCCTGATAAAGCATCACTTCCCGAACATACACATTCTTTATGGATGGATTCACAATGTTATTTTAAATTTGAACCTACTGCCATAATAAATCACTATTTACAAAGTAAATACCACACGGCTATACACCATCATACTGATTTACAAAGTGCTTATGTAGAAGGAATGGTTACATCTTATGTTTATTTTAACGATAAACCTTCTATAGTTAATAGACAGTTAGAAGGATATTTTGAAGAAGGAATGCCCTATCAATATGATCATTTTGAAACTGGTATATTAATTAGAAAAAATTGTAAAGAATCTATAAAATTATCCAATAGGATATTCACAGAATTAGAAAACAAAAGTATTAGAGACCAAATATGTACCCCTTATGTTGTCTGGAAATCCAGACAAGAGGGAGATAAGGGTATATTAACTATAAAAGAATCATTCACCGCTCATAAGGGACAATTACCACTACCCAAATCCCAGATATTTTTTACTGAACCAAAACCTAGTGAAAAGCTTAAAGAAAACTTGGATAATCGCTAAAATGTTCGTATATTCCATCCTAATTTTTAAAAGGTTATATATTTATGCTACAGACTATTAAAAAACCAATTCAAGTGAAAATGATTCCATGTTCTAAGTGTGGTAACGATATGCCGGAACTTAGAAAAATAAAATTTGGCTATGATTTCTGTGTCCATTGTTCAGAAGGATTAAATTTAGTGGGTAAAAAACGTGCTTTACCAGTGCAAATGGGAGAAGGCGACCACTCTTGGACAGAAACCATTATCATGGAAGAAAACGAGTATCTACAGTATGAAATGATGGAAGCTATTAATTCTAAATCTAAAAAGAAAAATAAAGCTGAAATACTAAATTTTGAATCTGAAGAAAGAAATCTTCAAGGACCTTTTAAAATCATAAATAACCCTACAGAAGAAGACTAGTTATGCCCAAACCAAAACCATTATCAAAAGAAATGATAGTGGCGGCTCAAGCAAATACTAAATCAAATATGGCCGCTAGCAGGTACTTGCATGTTTCTTATCAACATTATAAGAGATATGCTAAGTTATATGGTTTGTTTGAAGACCATAAAAATCAAAGCGGTAAAGGTATACCCAAATTTTTAAAAGGTAAAGGCAAAGAACCCGCTCTTTTGGATATAATTGAAGGAAGAGTATCAGCCGCTCATTTTACTCCTGCAAAAATAAAGTATCGTTTAATAGAAGCTGGATATTTATTAGAGCAATGCTCAATGTGTGGTTTTCAAGAACGACGGGTACTAGATTATAAAATGCCCTTATTGTTGCACTTCAAAGATAATAACAAGTCTAATTATAGTAAAGAAAATATAGAATTACTATGTTATAACCACTATTTCCTTACAGTAGGGGATATTTTTACTGAAAAGGATGTAAAACAAATTGAGTCACATCAAGAACATCATGGCACAAGTGAAAAAATTGAATTTGAAGTAGATGATTACCACTTACAGCGCCTAAGAGAATTAGGATTAGCAGATGATGATGAAGATGATGTTAACCAATATATTTCAAGAATATGAGAAAAGGCAAATCATATATAAAAAAACATAATCGAATAGTCAAAGATTATGACAATCAAAAATCAAAGCATTTAGAAAAACTTACAGATAAAATGCTTAAAAATGATGAAAAAGCCAATAAATTAAAATCCAAACCTATTAAAGGTGATTTTCTTAAAAATTTTTAATTATGAAATTTGAACACAACTGGGTATATGATACCACAGAAGAAATGAATGATGCCTTTAGGGGCGGACAAAAAAAGTTGCATGACTTAATTGTTGATACTGCTCTAGCTAATTTAAAAACCAAAAGAAAACAAATCCCAGTAGTATCAATTTATACTAAAGATGAAGATATAACTTATGATATTATGATCGATAGGGTTGATATGGTTGAAACCTTGGAACAAAATCTCCTATCCATGGAAGATTTTGAAGATTATGAGCGATGTCAAAAAATTGTTAATGCTTTAGATTATCTTAAAAACAAATAATATGAAAAATTATATAACAATTGTTATATGTGGACTTGGTTTAAGTGCTTTAATGGCATTTACAACTATAAACAAAACAAAAATTACCCCTATACCCTTAAAACTTAACACAACTTCAGTAATTGAATCTGAGATTAAATTTGAAGAAGTAAAAATTGAAATTAAAGGACATGATCAATTTTTAGAAGCAATTGGGCATAGAGAATCTGGTAATAGGTATAATATTGTAAACAAATATGGATACATGGGTAAGTATCAATTCGGTAAATCTACCCTAAGGGGATTAGGATTTAAAGTTACCCAAGATGAATTTTTAAATAGTCCTTATATTCAAGAAAAGGCAATGCAATCCTTATTAGAACATAATTATAAAAAATTAAAAAAACAAATTGAAAAATATTGTGGGAAAACAATAAATGGAGTGTATATTACTGAATCAGGGGTACTTGCAGCAGCCCATTTAGCTGGCCAGGGCAATGTTAAAAAATTCTTTAGAAGAGGATATGAATTTGAAGATGGATTTGGAACTAAAATGACAACCTATATGGAACAATTTGGTGGTTATCATTTAGACTTATAATATGTATAAGCAAAAATAGATTATGGCTAAAAAAGGTTTACACGGAGAAGTTATTCAAAAGCATAAGAAAAAAAGACCTGGTATTCATGCAAAATCAAAATCATCAAAACTGAAGCAAAGTAAAAATTATGTTAAACAATATAGAGGACAGGGAAAATAAAATGAATATAACAGTAACATCATTATTTAATTCAATGACTGATAAAGACTTTATGATATTACATGAAGCAGGTCAATTAAAACAGTTTTGTTATGTCCTATCTTTAGATTTAAATTCAAAACATGATGAAAAAGATAACACTTACACAGCATGAATGGTTTGATGCCTTAAAGGTTCCTACACCTCATAGGAACAAGAAAAAATATAGACGAAAAGAAAAACATAGAGCTGCTTGGAAAAGCGGCTCTTCTTTATTATATTTACAAAGTAAATAAAGGTTATATTATGGCACTCTGGGAATTTAGAAATTTAAACAAACACGGTAATTACAGAAAACGAATTATCCATACTAAAGGTGCATTAAGCATACCTGGTAGTGGGTTTGGTCCATCTGTAATGGTAAATAGGTTCAAGTACAAATATGAACACCCACTTATGCCTCCTATGATTTGGAAAAATAATGGTAAAACATATTTGATGCCATTATGGCAAGAGGTAGTTGATGGTACTACAGTTGATGATATAGAATGGGTTAAACCTAAACCTAGGGTTAAACAAGAACCTGTTATTGAAACTCATACTAGCAGTAGTAGTGCTGATAAAACATATAAAACAGTATATTATCCAGATTCAGGTAAGTTTTACTGTGATTGTCCAGGCAGATGGAGAGCGTTTGATAATCGTTGTAAACACATAAAAGAATTAGAAAAAAAAGTAAAGTAATGTGCGAGAAATTTCTTTACCTGAAGGAAGGGTCGTATATTGGAGTATAATTAAAAATAGTGGTTATGAATTATAATTTTAAATTTAAAACAGTTTTTTATTTAAAAAAAATAGGGGATGAAGAAATATTAGTTCCTTCTGTACCTAAAGAATTTCGTTTTAAAAATGGAGTTTATCTTTGGATTTACCAAAACAAAGTAATTAAAGTTGGTATTTTTGGAGAGGGAGTTTCGAGTAACTCAAACTCAAGATATTCTACTTATAAAACTGTAGGTAAACACCTTTGGAAATATATAGCTAAAATTAATAAATCAAATGGTAGTGTTAAACCATTACAAACTTTATGTGAAAAAATTAAAGTAGGAGATAAAGTAGAAGTACAATTTGTTGAATTGCCTAAAGAAGTTAAATACGTAAATGGCCTTCCTTATCGTTTAGACCTTTATACATTAGAAGAATATTTTAAAAATCAACATAAAGAAAATCTTTGGTTAAATTAAAAAATAAAAAGTATGAGCAGAGGTAGACCAAGTGAACAAGTAGAAAAATTAGAACAATGGACTTTAAATACAGATGATGCTGTATGGAAATACGATGTAAATAAAAATCCAAATGGATGCTATTCAGTAGAAACTAAATTTAAAGCAGGTGATAAGGTAAAACCTAAAATTGATCAAAAAACTTATGGTGGGCACCCAGTTGTAATGGTATTTAAAACATCAAATCGTTCAAATGCTAAAACTAAAATTAAAATATTCAATAAAAATATTGATTATATTATTAGCGCTAAAAAGTTACCTGGTGTGCCAGAAAAGGCAGTAATACTTGATTTAGCTGTTGGTAAGTCATTTATTAACAAATATAGGCAAAAATATAATTTAGCTTAGTCTTTATATATTTATAACAAAATATTAATTAATTAATTATCAAATGAAAACAATCCTAGTTATTTTAGTTTTATTAGTAGCAGCTGCTGCAGTTTATTATTTCGGATTTTATAAAAAAGGAAAAATTAATGATCGTGATGGAGATTTTATTCCTGATGAAGTTGAAGATGCAGTAGAAGATGTTAAAGAAGTTGCTAAAGAAGTAAAACGTAGAGCCAAAAACGTTAAAAAAGAACTTAAAGATGTAGCTGAACAAGCTAAAGATGTAGTTGATGCTGCAAAAGGTAAAAAACGTAGAGGTAGAAAACCCAAAAAATAAAAAATGAGCAAATACAATTTAATAGACATTTACGAACAATTCAAACCAGGAGATAAATTTTCAACTGACTTTGATTATGATGAAATGTTAAGAGCAGGTTTAAAAACAGGAGTTGACACCGATCTTAATACCTTAAAAGCCCTATCAGATTCTTTTGAAGATGTTAATTATCATACAGAAAACCATCATTTACAAAATGCTATTGAGGCGTTAGAAGATGGTGCTGAAAAAGAAGCAGCTATGTTTTTTGGAGATTTCCATGCTGAAATTAAAGCAACAATAGAAAAACAAGGTATGGACATTGAACCAACAGTAGGACAATTTATGGCTTCTAAAATGGAAGAAGGTGAAGAAGTAGAAGAAGTAACTTCACGTGAAGGTTCTCGTATGGAAAGTTTAGTAGACCAACGTATGAAAGCTAAATTTTTAGAAGTGTTTGCTGATTTGTATTTTAATTTAACAGATAAGGATCCATTCCAAGCTGAAGATGTAGTTGATTATTTAGGTATTGAAATGTTAAAACATTTAGATGCTATTCAGGCTCAAGGCGATATATTAAATAGTACAAACACAGATGCTGACTTTGAAAGAGAGCAAAGAATGCAAATGGATATGAGAGAAGAAGAAATGTCTTTAAAAGATATAATTAAGTCAACTAAAGTTGATGGTAATATGATTGATTTAGAAAAAGCAGTAATGGCTAAAGCTAAAAAATCAGGTTTAGATGTTACTGATAAAGAAGTCGAAGATGCAGTTGAAAAACATGCTGACATGGCTTTAGGTTTAATGGAAGAACTAGCCCCTACTGGAATTGCAATATCACAAAAACAACTTGATGATCTTAAAAAACTTGGAGCCATTTCAGGATTAGAAGTAATGGTTCAAGACAAAGATGGATCAAACGTAAGAAAAGTAGATTATACTTTAACTAATACAGACTTTGAAAAAGGTGATGATGATTATGATTATCTAGATGAAAATCTAAAAGAACACTTTGGTCGTTTCATGAAGGATTATCAATAAGATAAATTTAAATATAAAAGAAAAGAGAGCTATTTAGCTCTCTTCTTTTGTTTTGGGCAACAATGTAAATATGCTTTCCACATTTTTTGGGCGGTTTCAACATCAATTTTTCCCTCGTTTAATTGCTGTTTAATAGTAGCATAAACTGCTCTTTTATCTGCTTCTGTTTTTTCATGAGCGAAGCTGAGAGTACTGATCAACATTAAACCGATTAAGACTAATCTTTTCATAATAGTAAATTTAATGTTCGGTTATACATATGTAATATTTTAGTCATATTAACGTCATCAATATGACGCCTTTTTTTATTATATTTAACTATATGAGATTTCCAAGAGGTAAATACAAAGGTAGATTAATATCTGAAGTTGAAAGATATGATCCTAGTTATATTAGATGGTGTAAAGAAAATACACCTTGGATGTTAAAATCTACTACTCCTAAGGTAAATAGAGCAGAACAAGAATTTGTTAGTGATTACAAAGAACAACAAAAATTGACAGAATATTTAAGAAATAATCCTGGAACATTAGAAGAAGCTTTCGGCGATTAGATTTGGTTACCTGAAATAGAGTTCGTATATTTACAGAGTAAAATTGAGGTTATGTTTAAAAAGTACAAAAAAGAGTTTGACACAGTAGCAGGATTTTTATTTATTGCTGCTATATTTTATTTATTATATTTCACATTATGGGTTGTTTGCCCATGCTAAAATTAAAGATTATGAAAACATTTGACGATTTAAAATTCACAAAACATAAAGCTACTAAAAAAGCCATTATGGCATCACTTGAACTTAAACCTAATGTGTTTATATCAGTAGTTGCAGGTGAAGGAATGTACAGTACATCTAGAAAAGGTGTTAAAGCAGAATGTACTAAAGTTGAAGATGCTGCTACATTTGAAGTTGCTATTATAGATGAAAACCTGCCTGAAGATGAACAACAATGGGATGTGGTTGGTTGGCAAACAAGAGAAGATATTAATAAACTAATAATTGAGAACTCATGAGTAAAGATAAAAGATATGTAGTTACATTTGAAGCATATGTTTATGCTCCTAATGATTATATGGCTCGAAAACGAGCACATGCAATTAATGATTCAATTAATGCTATTATGAACGTTCAGGATTCAGAAGTAAATGGTATTATTGAACAACCATTTGGTACTATTGGTAATAGAAAATTAGATGATATTTCGAAACCAACTAGTAAAGATAAAGATGAACCCTTACCTTTTTAATATGGAAGGACAAATATTATTAGGTAAAGCAATGGATATTAGCTATAAAATGTTAATGGGTGAAGATATAGAATTTGAACCTAATGACAGTAATAAAATAGAAGATATGATTTTCATTCCTGACCCGGAAATAAGTGAGTTAGAAATGGCTAGTAATTTACTTGAATATTTTGAATCAACTGAAGAATATGAAAAGTGTACTAATATAAAAAATATTATTAAATTAAATAAAATTATAAACAAATGTCTAAAATAGAAAAACAAGTATTACACCATTGCTTTGCTAAGGCAAAAGAATTTCGTAAATTGGGGGATGATGATAAAGCCCGAGATTATTTAGATTTTGGGATAGCACGAGTAGCACATATGAAAGAAGATGGCTATGGAGGTGAAGATTTAGTTGAAGGAGTTAAAATTAATCTTTGGTTAGAAAGATTTTGGATGAAATTAGAAAATTGGGATTTAATGTTATAAGTTATGGGATTAAGGTTTGACAGTGAAAATACAGGAAAATGGTGGGAATTACTATTAGCATGGAAATGGCCACATGAAGGATTTACTTTAGGATATGATTTTGTTCAGCCTAATGAGGACCAAAACCCAGAAATATTATTCTTTGCTATTTTAATTTATTTAGGACCTCTTTCAATTATTTACAATTGGGGGGATGAAAATTGGAGATTAGAAGATGGGTAGAATTGAAGAATTAGTATATAGTGCTTATGAGTATGGTAAACGTGAAGTTTTATTTGAAAAAGTTAACAAAATAAGACAACAATATCCTACTAAATCATTAGATGAGGTTTATGATCAAGCATATCAAGAAATAATGAACACATAATGAGTGAAAAAAAAGGCAATACTGTTAAACTACAATATGATTTTGATACTGCTCGAAATTTAGAAGTATATCTACCTACTTTAAATAATTGGGTTAGAGTTACATCTAGAGAATTTAGATCATTTAATGGTAAACGAAGAATTCAAGGTAAAGAGTATAAAGGTAGCCTTTACTTATTTGGTACTAATAAATTAACTGATGGTATCGAATATGAGCCTAATAAAATTGTAGAACATAAGTGGAAATCAATTAGAAGACCTGGAGAATGAGATTTAATGATTTATTTATAGGTGTTCTAGCTTTTATTGTAGCTCACACATTAACATTTATCCAACTAAATGGTCAGTTTATTTGGAAGTCTTTTCAAAAATATGAATGGGTAGTAGCATTATTTGGAGCTATATTATCCTTTTTTTATATTTGGGGGACTAAGTATACAGTAAATGGTATGGGGGGTTTATTTTGGCCTACTCGATTTATTGGTTTTGCTATTGGTATAGCTACCTATGCTATAGGAGTTAGTTATTTTTTTAATGAAGGAATTACAACTAAAACTTTTATTAGTTTAATTTTATGTTTAATATTAATTTTTATTCAGATATTATGGAAATAAACCGTTTAGACGAACAGTATAGAGGATTATTAGCAGAAATTCTGTATAACGGAACCGAAAAATCAGATAGAACTGGAACAGGTACTATTAGTAGGTTTGGTCATCAATTTAAACACAATATGAAAGATGGGTTTCCTCTTCTTACTACAAAGAAGATGGCAATCAAATCTATTATGACTGAACTTAAATGGTTCTTAAAAGGAGATACCAACATTAAGTATTTGGTAGATAATGGTTGTAACATTTGGAATGGAGATGCTTACAAAAACTACTGTAAGTTACAAGTTCCTCATGACCATTTTGAAACTCAAGAAGAGTTTATAGAGTTAATCAAAACTAATGATGAGTTTGCTGAAGAGTGGGGTGATTTAGGCCCAATTTATGGTGCACAATGGAGAAAATGGGATGGGATTGATCAAATACAAGAAGTAATTGATACTCTTAAAAACAACCCAGATTCTAGAAGAATGTTAGTTTCTGCTTGGAATGTAAATTATTTGGATGAAATGACTTTACCTCCTTGTCATTATGGATTTCAAGTTTATACTAGAGAGTTAAATTTAGATGAACGAATAGATTATTATAACCAAGGTAGTATATCTAAATCATCAGATTATTTTCATGAACATTTAGATGATATGGGTGTACCTAGAAGAGCCATATCATTAAGTTGGAATCAACGTTCAGTAGATACATTCTTAGGTTTACCATTTAATATTGCTTCATATGCTATGTTATTATCTTTAATAGCTAAAGAAGTAAACATGGTGCCTGGTCAACTAATTGGTAATTTAGGTGATGTTCATTTGTATAAAAACCATATTGAACAAGCTAAAGAACAAATTAGTAGAGAACCTAAACCACACTTACCCAAATTAAAATTAGGTAAAGTAGATATTTTAAATGGTGAATTTGAATATGAGATTTTACATTACCATTCACACCCAGCTATTAAAGCACCTTTAAGTAATTAATAAAAATTATTGGGATACTTAAAATAAATTTTGTATGTTTAACTATATAATAAATTAATATGAATAATAAAAAACTTACGTTTCATGTGTTAGGTTTACCCCATACAATAACAAGTAAAGAATTTGTTGCATGTGCTTATACTCAAAAAGCATGGAAATTTTGTAAAATGATGGGTGAGAGGGGTCATACCATATACCACTACGGACATGAAGACAGTAATGCTCCTTATGCTGAAAATATTACAGTTATTACAAATAAAGTATGGAAAAAAGTATATGGCACTCATGATTATAAAAGTAAACTTTTTACATACAATGTTCAAGATGAAGCATACCAAACCTTTTATAAAAATGCTATAAAAGAAATAAGTAAAAGAAAACAAAAAAATGACTTTATACTCCCATTTTGGGGTTCAGGTGTTAGACCTATATGTGACGCTCACCCAGATCTTATAACAGTAGAACCTGGAATTGGTTATGCAGCGGGGCATTGGGCTAATTGGAAAATATTTGAATCGTATGCTATATACCATGCTTATTGTGGGTTGGAGGCAGTAGGAACATGCAAACAAAATAACTATGATGTTGTTATACCTAACTATTTTGATTTAGATGAATTTGAATTTAACGATAAAAAAGAAGACTATTTCTTATTTTTAGGTAGAGTATATGATGGTAAAGGAGTAAACATAGCTATACAAGCTACAGAACACTTAGGGTATAAATTAAAAATAGCAGGACAAATAGACGATAATGGGCCTTACGCCCACAAAACTTTCCCACCCCATGTAGAATTTGTTGGGTATGCTGATGTAGAAAAAAGAAAAGAATTAATGAAAAATGCCAAAGGATCATTTTTAGCATCTCAATATGTAGAACCCTTTGGTGGTGTGCAAATTGAAAATTTGTTATGTGGAACCCCTACAATAACTTCAGATTGGGGGGCATTTACTGAAAATAATATTAATGGTGTTACAGGTTATAGATGTAGAACATTTGATGATTATTTACAAGCAGCAATAAAAATTAAGAATGGAGATATTGATTATAAAACTTGTAGGGAACATGGTGAAAAGTTTTCATTAGAATCTATAGCTCCTAAATATGAAAAATTTTTCCAAGATGTATTAAATGTATATGAAAGTAATGGGTGGTATAAAACAGAAATACCTAGAGGAAAAACTGATGACTTCAATTATGAAGCAATGGATGAAGAAGAAAGACCCTTTTCTATTAATTTAGCCAAATGGATTAAAAAACATTTTAACCCTTCAGAAGCTATAGATATAGGATGTGGTTCTGGTCTTTATGTAAATTCACTTAGGGATCAAGGGATATTAGCTTATGGATTTGATATTAATCCTATTGTTAAAGATAAAGATTATCTACATGAACAAAGTATTTTTGATATAGACCACCCCTCAGAATTAATTATTTGTTTAGAAGTAGCAGAACATATAGAAACTAAATTTAATGATGAAATAGTAAAAAGTTTATATAACAATTTAAAACCTGGGGGGACATTAATTTTTACAGCAGCATTTCCAGGCCAACAAGGAATAGGTCATATTAATTGTCAACCCAAAGAATATTGGGAAAACAAATTTAGTAATTTAGGATTAGTTAGAAATTTAGAAGCAGAAAATAATTGGGATAAAAATATGTCCCAAAAACAACATATGGGGTGGTTTAGAATTAACAAATTAATTTTCACTAAAAATGTCTAGAGTACAAATTCATACAATTAACCAACCAGATTCTGATACTACATGTTTTATTTTAAGTTGCAATAGAATGGATGAGTTAGACAAAACGTTGAACTCTTTCCTTGATACTAGAGATTATGTAACTAAGATGGTTATAGTAGATGATTCTGCAGAAGAAGGTGTATTTGAAACTTTAGTAGATAAATATGGACATATCTCTGATGTTATTTGTTTTCCCCGCAACAGATCACAATGGTGGGCAATGGATTTCATGGTGTCTTATTGTGACTCTGAATATATCTTTTATTTAGAAGAAGATTGGGAATTGCTTCAAAAAGGATACCTTAACCAATCAAAAGAGATATTACAGAAGTATAGAGATATAGGTACAGTAGATATTTCTTGGAGAACTTTTGAATGGCAGGGTATAGATTCATATGAAAAAGAACTTATAGATAACCAGTTTTACTATAAAAAATATTGGCAAATCTCAGACTATCATTTAGGATGGTACGGTTGGATTGGTAGTCCTAATCTTAAACGTAGAGATGACTTAATTTTATTAGGTAGAATAGAAAAATGGCATAATGAATGGAACATAGATAGAAAATTTAGGGCATTAGGGTTTAAAGGATGTTTTCTTAAGGATAAATATGCCAAACATTTAGGGGATCATAATTCTAGAATGGCGGGTAAACGCCCTGATGATTCAACTGTCCCTGAAAACTACTTCCCAGAAGAACTAAAAAAAGATAGGATAATGCCTGTATTAGATTATTATTTTTTAGATAAACATTATAGGTCCCCATCTGATATTTGTTTAGTTAGTATGTTAGTAAATATTAATAGAGATGATAGAAATTTTAAAGAACATTATCTTAATAGTATATCTAAATTGCTTAAAACTAGACACCCCATAGTTTTATTTGCAGAAGAAAAATATTTTGAAGAATTAAAAAGTATAAGAGGTAATAGTCCTATGACTTTAATTCCTTTTTCTGTAAAAGATATAGAATCTTTTGATTTTTTTCCTCAAATTCAAGAAATAACCCAAAAAGATAAGTGGAAAAATCAGGCAGAATGGATGAAAAATTCTATTATATCTTCTAAACATTATATTTCTTTAACCTTGCATAAACAAAAAATGCTTAATTCTGCTATGGAAAAATATAATAGTTCATATTTTTATTGGGTTGATGCTGGGATGTTTAGTTCTTTTAATGTACCACATAATATAAATAATTATTATTTTACCAAAATCCCAAAAAATAATTTTTATATGTCAGCTTTTCCTTATAACCCCATTAAGGAGATACATGGGTATAATACAAAGGGATTAGAAGAACAATGTGGGGTTATTCCTAATAGAGTTTTAAGGGCAACTATTTTTGGGGGCAGCAGGGACAACATAAAAAAAATAACAAAACAATTTTACCAACAAGTAAAAACATCATTAGATTTAGGTTATATTGGTACAGAAGAAGCCATTTATACTATACTTACATATTCAGATAAATCAGAAATTGAATTTTTATTGATGGAAAATGGTGACATAAATAATTTTTTAAAAACTACTTTATGTTTACGGTAATACATTTAATATGAAAAGGAAATGTAACGTTTGTAAACAAAAACGTTCCGATTGGATGTTTAAAACCAAAAAGAAGAAAACATGCCGCAAATGCGAGTATAGGTGGTGGCGTAATGTTCTTCGAATGATGGTTAGAGATAGAAAACTAACTCCACTTGAAAGAATGGGTACTAGAATTGGGTATATGGGTGTTGGTTTTCTTATAGGAGGTCAATGGACCGTAAACCCCATTTTATTTATTATGGGATTTATTTGTGTATTAATTCAGGTTACAATTAGAAGACAGTGGAACCTAGTAGCATTACAATTAAACGGCTTAATAGCTTGGACAATTCATTTTATTAATTCATTAGGATGAACCATAAAATAGATTTACACGGTATGTCTCATAGAGAGGCTGTTTCTAAAGTTGAAGATGAATTAGTTAAAATTTCATTATCTAAATTTTGGGAAGTAGAAATTATAACAGGCAAATCTAAGTACATGCAACATAGAATTATTACAGAAGTACTTGAACCAATGAATTTTTTTTATTATATTCCCCCCACTAACTTAGGTACAATAATTGTATTGCAAGATGAATTGTTAAGTCAATATGAAAAAAGGAGTTATAGCAGGTAATTTTGATGTTTTACATCCAGGTTACATCAAAATGTTTAAAGAAATGAATGAAAACTGTACTGTGTTAATAGTACTACTTCATACTGACCCATCAATTGAAAGGCCTCATAAATTAAAACCTATACTATCAGTAGAAGAAAGAAAGGAAATATTATTGTCTCTTAAATATGTTGATGATGTAATTAGATACACATATGAAGAACAATTATATAATTTACTTAAAAT